TTCACCGGCTTCTAGCTCTAATATTTTTCTTGCAAGTTCACGTGCCGTATGCTTAGATACGTACAATTCCCTATAGACATACAACGTCTCAAAAGCAGGGTCTACAGCAAACCAATGCACTGCTGAAAACGAACTGTACCCAAAGTCACACGATCTGAACTTAGTCCAGCTATCTGGGATATCAAAAGGTTCACACGTATGGTGAATAACCTTAAACTCTGGAAAGGCTGCACCATCAGCAACAGTCCAATCCCCTTCTAACAACTGTCTACGTTGTTGTTCCGGCATTGCTAACAAGTTAGCTTCGTACATCCCGTCTTGATACAAGTACGGATTGTCTTTTAACGTTGCAGGGATGAACCTACGGTAAAATAGAGGCTTCCCTTCATTTCTATGCCCTACCGGAAACCTTAACTCTTCTTGCGTCTCTAGATCACGGGGTACAAAGGAGGTGTTGACTGGTGCAGGGTCAATAAACATCTGCTTAACCCAGCCATGCCCGGGACCTCCAGGGTTCGTGGTAGCTCGCATACAGAGGGGAAGATTAGGGTCTGTAGTACGCAAACGAGAACGCATATAGTCCCACGCAAATGGCGTAGGGTGCTGTGTTAACTCGTCAAAGCCAATCCACGTAAACGCCTGACCCTGATAACGCAGTACGTCATCTTCACGGTCTAGATACGTAAACCATAACCGTGCACCAGAAGGAAACGTCCACTGTGACTTACGCTCTGACCATCTGGCACTCTTAAAGACCTTCGTATATAGCTCCTGAGACTTCCATACAAGCTCTCTAAGCTCATCTGAGCGTCTACGTAGTAGCAACCCATTAAAGTTAGCGTTAGAGACGTACCTGAGAGGATCTACGAGCAATGCGTAAGACTTACCACCCCCTGCAGCGCCTCCGTAGAGCACTTCACGCTCTGCAGAAGCTAAAAAGTCCGTTTGTGGACCTTCATTCGGTGAGAAGATAACGTTTTGTTGCTCTTCTGCCTCTTTAATCTCGTCAATGACCTTAATTTGCTTCTGGGTCTTGAGTCTACCCTTGTCAGTGACGTAATCATCTATGTTTTGGAGTGCATCTTCACTTAATTTACCGGACTCAACGGCTTCTTCAGCAACTAAACGCTTAAGTTCAAGCTCCATCTCACGCATCTTGCGTGATAGTTGCTTCTTCTTGCTTGTTTTATCTCGTTCAGTCTTGTTTTGCTTCTTGGTAAAGTGCTTTTCACCGGCAAAGTTGTTCACTTTAGTGTGAACTTCTTTCCAATGCGGTATTTTCTCTTTAATTAAGTTGAATTCTTCTGATACTTTTTGGTACGAACACTGGGCACCAGTCTCAGTCGTAATATGGTCCGCTACTTTACGGTACGAGATACCACTACGGACTGCGTACATCGCCTTAACAACAGTATCTAAGTCGTCTATACGTAACTTATAGACTGCGTTGCCTGTCTCTTTGTCCTTGTACGGCATTCTGTCATACAAGTAGGGACGGTATGCTTTACCTCGTGGACTCCTTACAACGAATTCAGGGTATAGCTCTTCAGCGATACCCCGTAGTTTTTCATCTTCAATGAAGTCGTAAAGACTCATTCGTCGTCTTCGTCACTCTCTGCATCATCATTAGAACGCTTGGCAGGTAAAATGAAGATACCCTTACCATCTTCTGACGATACTTCTAACTTTTCTTTCTTAACAATACCTACACGGTCTAAGACTTCCTTAGCCGCAGCTACTGAGTTCTTAGCACCTAATGCTGTAGGATCATCCAATACGCCTACCATGCCAAAAGCAGCCTTGGGTGCATTGTACGCTAAGATATGCTCGGCAATGGCGATCAGCTCATCCTGTAGATAGGGCACAACATCACGATGCGTGACTGCTCCGTATCCGGCCATCTTAATGGCTTGGTTGATGTTACCCTTTGCGTCACCAGCCATTGCTTCCATAAAAGCTAACTGCTTCTCGGTGTAGTTACGTTCTGGGTTTAAATAAATTGCCTTATCCATTCATATCACCATTTGCGGCAGGACCAATACCTTGCACTAAATTTATCTGTTGCAGTATCACAATTGTGCCTAGCACGAAATGACTTACGCCTTGCTGGGTTGTCTTTCTTGATTTCCATGTTAGGATCACCAAAGCGTACGAGCTTTATCTGATCGTCTTTCTTTGCAAGAACAGCAAACTTCTTAGGACCACCAGATGTTCTCTTTGGTTTGTTGTAACCAGCGAATGTTTCCCCACGGTATTTGATACGTCCAGAAGGTAAGCGTTCAACATCTTTGGTGGTTGCCATTATCTATATCTCGCAGTTTTCTTTGCAATCTTCTTCGGTTGTTTGGCAACTTGCTTCCCAGCCTTGGTAGCTTTCCGCTTGGCTTTCGTAGTAGCGGCATACTCGCTCGGAGAAAGTGCCTTGATAGCCTTCTCTGGCAAGTACCGCTCTCCGGTTGCCTTTGGACCCTGCGTTGAAGGTTTGCCACTTTTGGTACGCCACTTCTGCTTGGTCCAGTTCTTTAAACTTTGTTGGGGCTTCTTCATGATTTGTATCCGCCCCCTTTTGCTTTGTATTGTTTGGCGAGCATCTGGGCTTTACGAGCAGACCACTGACCGGGCTTACCGCCCTTACCACCTGCTTTAATACGGTTGAACATATTCTTTCGCATTGTAGGTTTAGTGTAGTTCCCAGCTGCATTGACCTTACTCTTTGTCTTATTTGCTGGCATTGCTAGTTACCTTGTGCTGGTAAGAATACTTCTTCTACAGTAGTGATTACAGCAATGTCCGGATTGTTGCCACCTGATGTATTGCTGGGAGTTACTTCTAAACGATCACTCGGCTCTAGTACAAGAAACGCACTGCTTAACTGTAAGAAGTCTCCACCAGATAAATTCTTTGAGCCTACAATAGTGATGCGTGAATTTTTAGAAGCATCGTACCACTCAATCAAAACATCGCTTGCGTTTGAGGTACCGTTAGACACGAAAACGAGAGACATATACGATACACAATTAGATGGGCATGTGTAAATAGTTTCTCGTTGATCATCTACTTCAGCATGTACACCGTAGCTTTTAAAACGACTAGGCCGTGTAACGTTAAGAGCCATCGGCTAATTACATTCCCATCTTTTTACGCTGTTGGCGCATGATTGGAGTTTCTACTGTCGCAGTCTTGGCTTGTACAGATGTAGGCATACCTTTCTGGTTAGAGTACTTAGAGCCAGATGCTGACTTCTTACCCATCATGCCACCCATCGCCATCTTAGGTGTGTTCTTTTGTTGTGGCTTCATAGAAGCACCGCAGTTTGCTTTGTCCATATTACTTCTTCTTCTTCTTAGCCATGCCACCGTACGCTTTCTTAACGACAGGCTTTTTCTTGGCTGTACCAGCCTTCTTAGCCATGCCACCTTTAGACATCGTAAGCTTCTTGCCAGTCTTGGCGCACTTACCTGCAGCAGCACATGCTGATTTATTCGGACAACTTGTACAATACGCCATACGAATTTCCCTTTAATGTGTACAATAAAAAGTAGTAGGCGAGGGCCGGTATTGCACCGACACTAGATACCCCGCCTACAAGTTGAGTAACCACTGTGAAGCTCTTTTAATAATAGTAAAAGTGAAAACCTTTAGTGGTACTATAGGCCGTGGTATAGGTATCTAAAATAATTTGTCAATAGTTTATACTATTTTAATTTTTTTCCAGGCCTTGGATATTTGATTCCGTACTCTTGGTCCACTAGGGTACGTATCTCATCCATTGTGAACTGTCTATCGGGAAACTTAGCCTCTAAGGCTGCACGTATGTAGAACAAGTCACTGTGAGGGATCATGTTCATATCAGGGGTCTTCTCATTCGCTACGTAATCGTAGAAGTACTCTAAGAAGTGTTCAGAGGTGGGGCGATTATTCATTGTCTATCCTATCATATCGTATTATACCATTTTGCCTATGGATGCTATCAGTCTAATAGATAAAACTAATCGTTGCAAGTCTTGACGTATAAAAAAATGTGGATATAACAAGTTTTGCCGAAACGGTAAATAAAACTTTCTCCCAGAAGCTACATATATAATACTGTACGCTAACTCCCCCGCTACTACGCTTACGCTACGTAGCCCTATATACAATACTGTACGCAATATCCTCTTAGTAGTACTGTACGCCATGACCAATACCTAACAACTGGTCACGTAATCTCAAAATATACTAAAAACCTCACTAAAAACTGACTACCCTAAATTCCAATCCGTTGTATATGTGGTATACGCCTATCCCTATACCCCTATATGCCACATACAAGGGGGGTAGCAGCGCAAATGCGAATGATTTGCAATACAATTTGCATCTAGTATTGGAAATGGTTTCCATTTTATTGAGTGTCTTTAGTAAATATAAAGATATGTTTATATAAAGAAAGCTTTATGTCTAACCTTGCAATGATTATTTTAAATAGTATCGGTGTGTTGTTGATGTGGTA